CACATAGTTGACTTGACCCACGGTAATCGTAAAAAAACCGACCGTATCATTTGGTCACTTCAAGGACGGTTTGAGCATGGGCGGATTGTGCTGAACTCTGAGGAGGATTGGGATGAATTCAAAGATCAACTCTTGATGTTCCCATCCCAAGGTGTGCATGATGACCTACCCGATGCCCTATCGTACATTGACCAACTGGCTGTCACCTCATACTTCCAAGATGACCAAGAAGATGAGTGGGAGCCGCTAGACATCATTTCGGGAATATAAGGGCGACACATGGCAACAGACAAAGAAGTCAAATTAGACCAAAACGAGTTTTATCAGCCAACAGAGGCAGATAAAGAATTGACAGGATTTGTTGTTGACCACTGCCAAAGGTGGCGTGATTACCGTGATGTCAACTTCCTCCCCGATTGGCTGGAATACGAGCGCATCTTCCGTGGTCAATGGGCTTCTGAAGACAAGACTCGTGAATCAGAGCGTAGCCGCATCGTTACCCCCGCCACACAACAAGCTGTAGAAACCCGCCATGCTGAGATCATGGAAGCTATCTTTGGTCAGGGCGACTTCTTCGACATTGAAGACAATATCCAAGATGTAAACGGTAATCCCATTGATGTTGAGATTATCAAGTCTCAATTGATGGAAGATTTCAAGAAAGACAAGATCAGGAAATCTATCGACCAGATCGAGTTGATGGCTGAAATCTATGGAACAGGCATTGGCGAGATCATCGTCAAGACTGAGAAGGAATATGTCCCAACGACTCAGGCAATCCCTGGACAAGTTGGTCAAGCCGCTATTGGCGTGACTGAGCGTGATAGGATTGCGGTCAAAATCACACCAATCAACCCCAAGAACTTCCTGTTTGACCCTAACGGCACAAGCATTGATGACTGTATGGGTGTGGCTATTGAGAAATATGTCTCGATTCACAAGGTTGTTGAGGGTATTGAACGTGGCATCTACCGCAAAGTAGACATCACACCTACCTATGAAGACACTGACCTTGAGCCAACCCAAGAGGTAAGCCAATATCAGGACGAAAAGGTGCTTTTGCTGACCTACTACGGTCTTGTTCCTCGTGAATACCTGAATAACTTAGAAGAAAACAAAGAAATTGTCGAGTTGTTCCCTGAAAATTCAGCCGCTGAAGACTATACCGACATGGTTGAGGCCATTGTGGTCATTGCCAACGATGGTTTGTTGCTGAAAGCTGAAGAAAACCCGTACATGATGAAAGATCGTCCAGTCTTGAGCTATCAAGATGACACGATTCCTAACCGTTTGTTGGGTCGGGGTACGGTTGAGAAGGCATTCAATATGCAAAAAGCTATTGATGCACAGACTCGCAGCCACTTAGACTCACTTGCCCTGACTACAAGCCCCATGATTGCAATGGATGCGACTCGTTTGCCAAGGGGTATGAAGTTTGAGATCAAGCCAGGCAAGGCAATCCTGACAAACGGCGCACCTAGCGAGATTTTGTATCCCTTCAAGTTCGGTCAGAGTGACCCCAACAACTTGGCTACTGCAAAAGACTTTGAAAGAATGCTGTTGCAAGCTACTGGTACTCTTGATTCACAGGGGATGGTTAGTAACGTCTCTCGTGATGGTGGTCAAGGCGGTATGTCAATGGCTGTTGCTTCCATCATCAAGAAGTACAAGCGCACATTGGTGAACTTCCAAGAAGATTTCTTGATTCCATTCATTAAAAAAGCGGCTTTCCGCTATATGCAGTTTGACCCAGAGCGTTACCCTTCAGTGGACATGAACTTTGTACCAACTGCCACCTTGGGCATCATTGCTCGTGAGTACGAACAACAGCAGTTCATTGGTTTGTTGCAGACTCTTGGCCCAAATACACCTGTTTTGCCGATTATCTTGAAGGGCATCTTGGCTAACTCTAGCCTGACCAACCGATTTGAGTTGATGGCGGCTTTGGATGAGATGAGCAAGCCCAACCCACAAGCTCAAGAGATGGAACAGATGCAAGCGCAGTTGGCTATGCAAGCGGCACAGGCTCAGATTGCTGTACAGACTACTCAGGCTGAAGAAAACAAGGCAAATGCTGTGAAGTTGTCGATGGAAGCACAGTTGATGCCTCAAGAAGTGCAAGCAAAAGTCCTTGGTGCAACTACTAAGAACTTGCCAAATGGAGATGAAGCGGCTTCTCGTGAGTTTGACAAGCGGGTGAAGATTGCTGAACTCTTATTGAAAGAAGAAGACATCAAGAACAAGTCTAAGATTGTTGAGTTGCAGATGGCTGATAAACTCAATGCTCAGTCTCAGGTCAAGCAAGATTTTCTGACAAAACTCACAGATGGTCTGAAGCAAAATGGCTAATATCAAAGACCTTATCAAAAGCATTGAAGCAGCAGACTCGTCTTTTGATGAGAAATTAGCCGCCATCAATCAGATGGAGGAAACCTTGGTGGCAATGCGCCAACAAGAAGAACAGGCTGTTCAAGACAATGTTGACTTGATTGTTGAAGCCATCAAAGTGATGGAACGCAAGGTTGAAAACCAACTTGAGATTGCCAAATCTATTGTTCCTGAAAAGGGTGACAAGGGTGATAAAGGCGAGCGTGGCTTAGATGGTAAGAATGGCCTTGATGGTAAAGATGGTCGTGATGGCATCAATGGTCGTGATGGTCAAGATGGTCAAGATGGCGTAAGCGTTTCTGATGCCAAGATTGACTTTGATGGTTCATTGGTCATTACCTTGTCCACTGGTCAAGAGATCAATGTTGGTGAAGTAGTTGCACCTGAGTTGCAAGAAAAGATCAAGCTAGTTACCTCTGGCGGTGCAGGTACTGTATTGCCTAGCCAAACAGGTAATTCTGGCAAAGTTTTAGGTACTGATGGTACTAATCTGTCGTGGGTAGCAGGTGGTGGTGGAGGCGGTGGTAGTGGCACGGTTACAAGTGTTGCGGCTAGTGTGCCTACTGGTTTAAGTATTAGTGGCTCTCCAATTACCACATTTGGCACATTGGCTATTACTTACGCATCAGGATATTCAATCCCTACAAATTCAAGTCAGGCTAATTGGAACACTGCTTACACAGATCGACTCAAATGGGATGGTGGTTCTACTGACTTGGTTGCGGCAACAGCTAGAACAAGTTTAGGATTGGTTATTGGAACAGATGTACTTGCTCCTAATGGTTCTGCGGCAAATTTAACTTCTTTTCCAACATTTAATCAAAATACTACTGGCACTGCATCCAATGTGACAGGTGTTGTTGCGATTGCTAATGGTGGTACAGGTCAAACTACACAAGCGGCAGCATTAACAGCATTAGCAGGGACACAATCATCTGGAAAATATTTACGTTCTGATGGAACAAACACAGTTCTTGCTACGATTGTTGCTGGAGATGTTCCTACACTAAATCAAAGTACAACAGGATCAGCCGCAACACTTACTACGTCAAGAGCAATCTATGGCAACAATTTTGATGGTTCTGCTGCACTAACTCAAATTATTGCGTCTACCTATGGTGGTACTGGTAATGGATTTACCAAGTTTTCTGGTGCAACTACGGCAGAAAAAACATACACATTACCTGATGCTACAACTACGATTCTCACAACCAATGCTGCTGTAACAATTGGACAAGGTGGCACAGGACAAACTGCAAAGACTGCCGCATTTGATGCGTTATCGCCAACAACAACAAAAGGCGACTTGATTGTTTCTGATGGAACAGACAACGTAAGATTGCCTGTAGGTACTGACACATATGTCCTTACCGCCGATTCAACTCAGGCAAGTGGATTGGCATGGGCTGCGGCTGGGGGTGGTGGAGGTGGTTTAACCCAAGCACAAGCATTAAAACTGGTGAGTCTGCGTCTATGATTATTACTTCATCACAAACAATTGAAGTTGTTCTTGGTGCTGCTGTTGCCACCAATCAGTCCCCTGTAACTGTGGACTACGTTGAGTTTTCATCAACTACAACAACGCCTGCTTTAAACGCAACAACAACCAACTCGACAACAGTTGTCACTGTTTTATCTGCGCCAGCGTCTAACAGACAGCGCAAAGTTAACAACATCACAATCTACAACGCTGATACAGCAAGTATTTCAGTTACTGTTCAATTTAATCAGTCATCTACACTGTTTGAGGTTATCAAGTCTATTGTTGTCCCAAGAGGTCAAACACTTCAATACACAGACCAAAATGGTTGGGGATTAGTTGGCACAACAGGTGGTATTGCTGAATTGCGTAGTGGTTGGGTGCAAGATTTCAATGCCAACGGTACTTGGTATAAGCCTGGGAATTGCCGCTTTTTCCTTGTTGAAGTCTCTGCTGGTGGCGGTGGGGGCGGTGGTGGTCAAGGTGGCGTTTCTGGAAGTGTTCGCCAAGGCGGAGGTGGCGGAGGAGGCGGAATAAGAAAACGTCAGTTATTCCTTGCAAAAGATTTACCTGCAACTGTTACTGTAACGGTTGGAGGACAAACAGCTTCTGCTAGTGGCGGTGTTGGTGTTGCAGGTAATAGTGGCACTGTAGGCAACAACTCATCTTTTGGCTCTTCTCTTATTTCATATGCTGGCGGTGGCGGCGCAAGAGGTAATGGCGCATCAGGAGGTGGAGGAGGCGGAGGTGGCGGTGGCACATCTGTTGGAGTTTCAACTACAACCAACTCAAGCGTAGCAGGAGGAGATGCTTTTGCATCGAGTGGCACAACAGCTTTTTCTGATGTCCGAGGTGCAGGTAGTGGTAATGCCTCATTTTTAGGCGGTTCAGCAGGTTCATCTGCAAGCACTACAGGAGGTGCAGGTGGTGCTTCATATGGCTCATGGTTTGGTGGCGGTGGCGGAGCAGCAGGAGGCGGAGTGTCTACTGGTAATGCTCAAAATGCTGGTGGAGTTGGCGGTATTAACGGCGGAATAGGCGCAATTTCTACTGGCGGCGGGGCAGTTGGTGGTATTGCTGGAGGCGGCGTAGGCTCTCAAGGTTTAGCAACTGCTGGTTATGTTGGCGGTGGGGGTAGTGGCGGCGGAGGAAACAGCGCAGGAACGGGTGGGGTTGGCGGTGATGGCGGCTTTCCATCTGGCGGTGGCGCTGGTGGTGGTGGTGGGACTACAACTGGCGGCGCAGGTGGTAAAGGTGCAGCAGGTCAAGTTAGAGTTTGGGGTTGGTAATGATATTAAACAGTACTACACAATCACTTGAAATCGTACTTGGATCGGCAGTGGCGGCTAACCAGTCTCCTATCACTGTTGACTATGTTTCTTTTACTTCAAGCGCAACTACACCGTCTGTACAACTAAGTACAACAAACTCAACTACGGCGGTCACAATTCTTTCTGCCCCATCAGCAAGCACACAATACAAAATTAACGGCATTACTGTTGCCAACAAAGACACATCGCCAATAACAGTAACTATTCAAATCAGCGATAGTTCTGTTAAATATGCTGTTGCTCAATCAATGGTTATTGCTGTTAGCTCAACACTTCAATTTACAGATACAAGAGGTTGGTTTGTAATCAACGCTTCTGGTCAAATTCTGTCTGCCCAAGGTTCTGCATATTCTGATGTGCAGATTTTTACTTCCAATGGCACATGGACTAAACCAAGCTACGTTTCTGCCGCTTATGTTGAAGTAACTGGTGGAGGTGCTGGCGGTGGTGGTGGTAAAGGTGTTGCAGTTTCCAATATTCGTGCGGGTAGTGGAGGAGGAGGTGGAGGAAATAGATTAACTTCACTTTTCCAAATATCTGATTTAGCTGGTACTGTATCTGTAACTGTTGGCGCAACTGCAAATGGCGGTGCTGGTGGTATAAGCGCCGCTATCCCCGGAGCAAGTACTGCGGGTAATAATTCTTCATTTGGAACTTTACTATATGGTTATGGTGGTGGAACAGCAGGCCAAGCAGGTGCTGCAACAGGTTCGGCTGGTGGAGGTGGGGGTGGAGGTACTTCTAAAGGAGCAGATGCTTTTGCACAAGTTGGTGTTGAAGGTGGAAGTGCTTTCGTAGTTGCGGCAACAGGTACAAGTTATGCCACAAACATAGGCGGTGCAAGCGGAGATGGTGGCACTTCACCAGTTGCTGGATTTTCATCATATTTAGGTGGAGGTGGCGGTGGGGGTGGCGCAACTAGTACAAATACAGGTGGGGCAGGCGGTAGTTCATATTATTCTGCTGGTGGAGGTGGAGGTGGTGGTGGTATAAATGCGACAAATCCTGGAGTTGCAACTGCGGGAGGTGCTGGAGGTTCTACTGGTGGTTCTGCAACTGCGGCAGGTGGTGGTGGTGCAGGAGGTGCGGCAACTGGTGCGGCTGGAACTGCTGGCTCAACAGGATCATCTATAGCTTGTGGCACAGGCGGTGGCGGTGGTGGAGCAAACAATGCGGGTACGGGCGGCGCTGGTGGTGCAGGGGGTTTCCCCGGAGGCGGTGGGGGAGGTGGCGGTGGTGGCACATCCACAGGCGGTGCTGGTGGCAATGGTGCGGCTGGTCGTGTAGTAGTTTATTGCTGGTAAAAAAATGATACTTGACACAACAACCCGAAAACTTCAAATCCTGCTAGGTGCGGCAGTTACTGCCAACCAATTGCCTGTTGCTGTTGATTACGTTGAATTCACTTCAACAACGACAACACCTGCACTTCAACTTTCAACTACAAACGGTGCAACTGCTGTTGACATTCTTTCTGCGCCATCTGCATCTACGCAAAGAAAAGTCAATTTCATCTCTATTGCCAACAAAGATACAGATTTTGTAAACGTGACGGTTCGGTTGAATGACAATGGAACTACTTACAACTATGTGTCTTCAATGGCGCTTGCCCCCAACTGCACATTGCAGTTTACTGACACAAGGGGTTGGTCAATCATTGATTCCAATGGTAATATTTTAATTGCCCCAACTGCTGTAACTGATATTCAAGTGTTTACGGCTAACGGTACATGGACAGCTCCTAAAGGTGCAACATACACGCTTGTTAATTGCTATGGTGGTGGCGGTTCTGGTTCTGGTGGCACAGGAAATTTAGTTGACCTTGCTAGAGCAGGGGGCGGTGGCGGTGGAGGCGGAGTGCATATGCAAATGCAGTTTTTGACTGCTGAACTAACTCCTGCTGTTGGCGTTACTGTTGCTTCATCAAGATTGGGTGGAACTGGTGGCTCAACTGCTGCGGGTACTATTGGTGGTCGAGGGTTTGATTCTTTGTTTGGTAACTTCTTAGTTGCTTATGGTGGCGGAGGAGGCGGAATTAACTCAACTGCTGGTGGTGGAGGCGGTGGTGGTGCAGGAGGAGGCGGGGCAGGAGCATCAGCAACTACAGGCACTGGCACAAGTGGCGGTAACTGTGCAACACTTAACGTATCGGCAGGCGTTTCATCTTCCGACTATAGGGGTGGCGGCGGCGGTGCTAGTACTGCTAATGGCGGTAGTAGTTATTTAGGAGGCGGGGGCGGCGGCGGTGGTGGTGTTTCGGGGACTGATCAGTTTGGAGGGTCTTCCTATTTTTCAGGCGGAGGTGGTGGCGGAGGTGGTGGCATTTCTGCTGGAGTTGCCAATACAGCTTTTGCAGGTGGTCGGGGAGGTTTAACTGGCGGTGCGGCTACTACGGCAGGTGGTGGTGCAACATCAGCGTCAGCAAACACAGGTTTAGCATCAAATAATGGGGCAGATGGTGACTCAACTAAAGCTGGTGGTGGTGGTGCTGGTGGTGCGTCTAATAATGCTGGAACTGGCTCAAAGGGCGGTGACGGTGGATTCCCTAGTGGTGGCGGCGGCGGTGGTGGTGCTGGAACTTCCGTTGGTGGTGCAGGTGGCGCAGGTGGCGCAGGAAAGGTAGTGGTGATTTCATGGTAATCAGATATGCAATGATTCGTGATGGCGTTGTTGAAAACGTCAGTTTGTGGGATGGTGACTTGAATAGATGGCAACCGCCAGAAGGCATTGTCTGTATTCCTGCTCCCGACCATATTGGTATTGGCTGGACTTTGGATGGTGAAAACTGGGTTGAACCTGTTATTCCAGAACAAAGTGAAGAAGCATGACCCCAGAACTACAAAAGTATTATGAAGAACGCTTTTCCATG